ATGGCAATGTAGTTGATTTAAACAAGTACAAAGAATTTATGAGTTTAGAAGTTTAAAATAAGAAAGGAACATTATGAAAGATTATAGAATAAAGATAACAATAAGAAATGAAAGATTATTAACAGCGATTGAATCACTAGGTTTTGTTAGTGTAAGACAATTTTGTGCACAACACGCACTAGATTACCAAAGAGTAACAGAAATTATACGTGGTAAATTAAAACCTTTAGATACCAAAGGTAGAGTAATAAAAATAGTTGAAGAATTATTAGAGATAACAGGAGTAACTTTAGAAGAAGCGTTTACAAAAAGACAACTTCAAGGTTTTCACAAAGCTAGTTTTGAAATGAAGGTTGTTGAAAAAGATCTTAAAAAACTAATTAATCCAATAAAAAATCAAGAGCAAAGAGTAATAGAACAAGATGTAAAATTAAAATTATTAGAAGCTTTTGCCATTAGGCTAAGTTCTAAAGAAGAAAAAGTTATTAGACTTGCCTATGGTTTTGATGATGGACATGAACATACCCTTGAAGAAATGGGTCAAATATTTGGTGTTTCTCGTAGTAGAATAGGACAAATCAAACAGAGAGCAGAAAGAAAATTAAGACACCCAAGTGTTGCCAGTAAAATAATTAACACTGGTTTTGGTGAAATTTATACAAAAGTTAATTTAACAAAAAAACAAATCTCAAATGCACAAAAATTAGAAGATACTGGTGGAGTAGATCTTACTGAATTAAAAAAAAGAAAAAAGGAGAACCATGTCGAAAAGTAAAATGTGTGAAACTTGCAACACACCATTATTAAAAGAAGAGTTGCCTGAAAACAGAAACCCATTACCCATGCCATTTTTACCAATGCCTTTTGAGCTAGAGTGTATGGTATGTTATATGAAAAGAGCTGATCTTGACGGTAAATCTAGTGATCCTGAATTACAAAAGGAGCATGAAAAATTTATAAAAAGAGAACAGGAAAATAGAAGAAAGAGGTTTAGTTAATGACAATGTTTCATGGACTAGGTATGTTTATATTTGGTATGAGCGCCTTGATTTTTGGTGCGATAATAGCTTATTTTATAATTAATAAAGTGATGAAAGACGATGAAGAAGAACGATAAATATAACTATGCTGATGGTAAACAGATCGAGGATCATGGATCACGGATCTATGACGTTGCAGGATATCGTTTACCAAGTGTCACCACCATATTAGGTAAAACAAAAGACCAAAGTTTTTTAAAAGAATGGAAAGCTAAAGTCGGTGAAAAGAAAGCTGAAGAGATAAAGAATTTATCGAGTGTGAGAGGCACTGCCATGCATAAATATCTGGAATCTTACATACAGGATATAGGATACGAAGATTTTACAGGTATTGGCAATGAAGCCAAATCTATGGCAGAAAAAATTATTGAATTTGGCCTTGTACCAGTCGATGAATACTATGGATCGGAGGTCACCATGTATTACCCTGGACTGTATGCGGGCCAAACCGATTTGGTTTGCATACACAACGGGGAAGATGCCATAGTAGATTTTAAACAATCAAATAGACCAAAGAAGAAGGAGTGGATAGAAGATTATTACCTGCAGATTGCAGCATATGCCATGGCCCACGACTATGTGCATAAGTCTACGATCAAAAAAGGTGTGATAATGGTATGTACCCCTGACCTATACTACCAAGAATTTGTCGTTGAAGGGGCAGAATTAAGGCAATATAAACACAAATTCTTGAAGAGATTGGACATGTATCATGAACTAAAATTTGATGAGAAAGAGCAGTACAACTCTGAAAAAGAGGATGAAGAATATTTAAAAGAATTAAAGGAGAAGCTATGAACCAAAAACTTAAACATGTAATGATGGCAAGATACAAAGCTGTTATAGAGGACTGTAAGTATAAAATTAAATGCTACAGCGATCAAGAAATGATAATACCAGAGCATCCAGATATTACTTTAGAAGTCGATAAACTACTTATGACTATGGCGGAGGCAGAGGATAAAATGGCAGTAATAGAGCTACATTACGGCAAGAATGAGACAGGAAAAGCTGTTTTATAGGGGTCGCAACAGGGGTCGCAAGGGGTCGCAAGGGGTCGCAACCCGACACTTAAATTAGAATCTTTCTAAACAAACTGCGTCACATATATACAAAAAACATAATTTTGCCACAATGTGCCGACACTTGGGGTCGCAAAATAGGGTTAAAAAATAAGCATTGCGACACCTGCCGACACCAAAGGTCGGCGTTTTTTTTGCGTTATTATTGTTGTATACCAACACTAATAGATCAATTTATAAGTTTTTGCGACACTTGTCACAGAAAAATTATTAGCGCATGTAAAAATAAAAATTGCCATGTAAAGGTCGCAAGTGTAAAAAGAGAAATGCCTAGGAAAAGAAGAAAAGCTATTGCCTCTAATACAACTCCCGATATACCTTATCCGAAAGTCCGAGTGGAGTGGATCGACTGCGTGAGCGATTCGGGCTGGGCTACTGAAAAAGAATTCGATAGAATGAAATTAGCAAGACCTGTAAACGAGGGCTGGTTATATTCTAAAGACAAAGATTCGGTGAAATTATTTGCCTCTTACGATCAAGATGATGACGGTATTACTTTTGGGGATCGGACGATGATTCCTCGGGCGTGGGTAAAGAAGATTCAGAAGTTGGGGTAACATCAATTATTTGTGAGTAGTCATTTAAAATCTGTTTCATCTTTGCTTCTAATTCTTGTTCTGACATATCTTCTAGTTTACCAGTTTTTATTATTTTTCTGTCTATGTATAGTCCTGCTGCCTTTCCTCGATTTGTTTCAGCGTTTACAGCAGAAGAGAAAGAACCTTTTCTAAGCGCAGCTTCTCTTAATCTACCCAGCTCTGCTACATGGTTTTCATAAGTTACTTCATGTTTCTTGATTCGCTCTTCTCTGAGCTCACCTATGTGTTTTACAACAAGTGGTGATAGTCTGGGATTACATAACTCAGATGCTTCTTGCCGTGCTCTTTTTGGAGAGTACCCAGCTTTCAAAGCAGCCTCTGTTTGTGTAAGTGGTCCTGATTCGTCGCCAAATACTAATAATTCAGCAAACCTTCTTTGCATTTCTGTTAATCTTTTTGGTAATCCCATGTTGACTTTTTAGGGTAACTATCCTATAGTGTCAAGTATGGAAAGAGGTCCAAATGACTTGGAGGAGATCATAGAAAGAAAAACTAAACAGGTTAAGTTTTTGCAAGAGAAGTGCAGACAAGCCGGTGCTCGCATAAAAGATTTGGAGGAGATAAACGCAAAGCACCAAGAGTTAGTTGGAAGTCTTTATTCTGAGAAGGGAAAGAGATGGGATGAAGACAAGGAGTAATTATGTTTGTCAAACACTTGCAAGAATATTTAGATCAGTTTACGGATGGAAAGAAGGGGAATGCGGTTTCGAACGCAACCATCTATATGCAGGTTGGGAACCACCTTGAAGAAGTTAAGAGAATAGAAGTCCAGGAGTCAAATATAATTGGACAAAGTGCGATCCGTGTTGTATTAAAACCTACCAAACAACAGTTAATTATTGCTCCTACCAACCCAGAATAGCCAGCACTAGTTACCTTGAAACCAGAGCAAAAATTTTATGAAAAAATTCGTAAATCAATTACGAATATTAGTTGGATTCGACTTGAAAACAATAGCCTTCTTGGCACTCCCGATCTATTGGGCTATAATAATTTTGGCACCTTTTTTACACTAGAGCTCAAAGTCACAAAGGGTAACAAGGTTCGCTTTTCACCACATCAAATAGCCTTCCATGTGAAGCATCCACACAACACCTTCATCTGCATTGAGCACCTCGGTTCGGGCACCGTGAAACTTTTCCGTGGTTCACGAATCATGGAGCTTGTGGCTTGCGGCTTTAAGCTTGACGCTTGCCGCTTGGGGCTTGAGGCTTGCGGCTTGTTTCTTTCTGAGCTTGGTGCTTGACGCTTGAGGCTTGTGGCTTGACGCTTGCGGCCTGTTCCTTCTTAAGAATTTTTTTCAGTTCCTTGTAATATTTAGGATGCCTGAAAACGTGGCTCATCCTAGTGCTTGCCATATGCTATATTT